GATGCCTTAGTATCAGTGTTGATTGTAGCAATACCTCTGCTTGCACACCAATTCTGCATCTGGGCTCTCGTCATTCCAGCAGAGAATCCTGCATCCATCAGTATATCGTCAGTCACATCAGAGGCAGACATAGCTGGCTCTTCTGATTCTGCGGTCACTTCTGGAACTTCTGGCTGTAGATCATCACTGGTGACGATTGCGGGTTCCGGTTCCGGCTCTGGTTCAGGTTCTGGTTCAGGTTCTGGTTCAGGCTCCGGTTCGACTACAACAGGCTCAGGCTTGGGCTTAGCTTCGAGTGCTTTGATAGCTGCTTTGCCTATGTCTTTGCCCTTAGTATCAATGACTTCCCACATTGTTCCGCCATTGGCTATGTTTGGAAGGATCATTTCCTCGATCCACCAATCAGGAACGTCATCACGCTCCCTGCCTCGTCCAAAGCCATACCTTACGCCTTTTACAGCGAACTCTGTGTATGCCCTCGCCCCTACATACTTCAAGGTTAGAGCCACTGGGCTCACCTCAAGCATACAGGAATACTACTCTGTGCGTGTCACCAGCTGTTCCCGATCCAGATGTGAAGTTAATCACTCTGTTGTTGGTTCCAGATAGGTAGATTGCTGTTGGCACCTCAAACCCGCCAGCCATGTTGCTGACGGACAGAATAGCTAGTCCGTTGGTTCCGCTTACTCCACTTATTCCAGTGGATGACAAGTCGATAGATGTTGCACCAGCTGAGTTGAGGACGACATCAAGAACCATTATCTTGACACCTTCTTCACCGTCTCCAGCTGCTACACCAGCTATGCCGTTAAGCCATGCGGTGCTTCCGTCTCTCGTTCCCATCCATAGACCTGTGTCAAGGATGACTGATGCTGTTGTTTCTTCTATATTTCCTACTACTGCCATATTTTTTCACCTCTTATTTTCTCCACCATATCTCCAATCAGGCACTCAAGTCCCTTATCTTCCCGTGTGCACCGTAGAACAGTTGCCATAGGTCTCCCATTGTGTGGAACATACCCATCTGGCCGAGCCTGTTGATTCCGAATGGATCGCCAGTCTCTATACCGGACTCGTGGTAGAGTGTTGGTTTTGCTGTGCAGAAATACATATAGTCAGTGTCCATGTAGTAAAGGCGACTTAGTCCGCCACCGTCTTCTACTACGTCCTTGGATGGGATCAGAGGCACTCCGTTGTAGGTAGCTACTATGAAACCAGCTTCCATACCGGGAACACCCTTCACGCCGTTCACACCGGGGACGACTCTCTTCATCTCTGTGAACCTCTGCTGAGGTTGTAGGAGCTGCTGAATCTTCTCAAGCGTATCGTAGCCAGTTAGGATAACCTTTGGCTGTCCACCACGCTCCCAGATGCTTCGGAACATTCCATCAAGGATGTTGAGGGTTAGTGGCCTCTCTGTTCCACCGCTTCCAGCATCTACGTTTGCGTCATACCAGCTCTGTGAGGAACCGTCATCAGCTCTGTCGATGTTGTATTGCTTGTGGTCGCCAGCGGAAATGTCGCTGAAGCTTGTAGTCTCGATGTTTGTAGCTGAGATGCACCTATCGATTGACTCGAAGTTGTTCAGGGTGCCCTCTCTGTCGCCCACATCGTCAAGAAGCATCTTGTTGATCATCTCGGCGTGGTGCTTTGCCATTTCCATCTTCATGACGGCACGAGCATCGCCCAATCCGTCATCCTTGTCAGCAAGGAACATTGCAGTCTCGCTCAGATCGAATGTGTGAGCTACGGTTCTTGGCTTGTCGCTGACGTGAGCAAAGGTAGGCTTGCTGGTGTCAGGTAGTGTGCCGTTCTCAGGAAGACCGCCACCGACATCATCGGATGGCTTTCCAGTAACGACTCTCCAGCCGGACTTCTCCCATGGCTTCTTTGGTAGAATGGAGAAGGCGTTGAACTCTTGGTTCAGCTGACTCCATACTTTCCTGCCAAAGATAGCTTGGTAGGTTCCTGTAGTTGAGCTCATTAGTGGAGAATCTGCCTTTAGTAAGTCAGTTCCACTGTATGCCCATGCGTTCGCTCCTGATCCTGCACCGTAATACATTCTCTCCATGTCTTCTATTGTTCTTATGTATCCTCTTGATCCACTCATTTTTTTCACCTCGTGTTTTACTCAAGACGATTACTCGCCTCGGATGGCCCTCCGTGCCAAGTCTTCGACTGCCCTCCAGCCCTCAAGGTCGTTGCCCATTGCGGCAAATTCCTCGTGGGAAGGGACACGAATGTCAGATGTTGCGGTTTCTGCGGACTTCTGGATTTCAGCACCAGTCGAACGCAGGCTGGTAATTTCAGCACTTAGAGCTGCAATCTGTGAAGAGTAGTCCTGAGACTTTCTCATTTCTTCAGCTTTTGCAGTCTCGGAGGAGTATCTGTCCTCCCACTGTGCCTTGACCAGAGTCTTGAGTGATTCTTCATCTCTCATTGTAGCGTATGCCCTGTAGCCTCTCTCAAGGCCCTCTGGGGTTATGTCGCCAGCTTTGATCACGTTTTCGTTGCCAGATGCCTCGTTGTATGCCATGTTGCTTACACCGGGCTGCTTGATGACGTAGTTGTTGCCACCGGGAGCTGGTAGAGCAGGCTTCGTGGTCTCGGTTGCGTCTTCGCCGCTGCCGATCTCATCGCCCTGTCCTCTGTGAGAGTAGCCGCCTTCTCCGTATCCGGGTAGGTATGCTTTCTCAAGACCGAAGTGCCCACGTAGTTTGTCAAGGTCAATTCCCTGCTCGTGTGCGAACTTCTCAAGAGTGTCTATGTATGCTACTGCGGAGTCTTCGGATTTCGCTGTGTGCTCTTCCTCTTTGTCCTCCATGTAGGCACCTTTGTCCTCTTTGTCCTCTTTCTTCTCTTTTACAACGTCCTCGTCCATATGCTTTAACACACGGGAAAGTCCGTCTCTTATTTCATTCAATGCTTCGCTTTCTGTCATTTTTTCCACTTCCGTTTCATTATCCATTTTCAAGATTGTATATCGAGCTTCGGGATTGATCCCTTTCTTGCACAGAGTAACCTCGTGCAGTTCTAACTCGGTAATCTCACGGTGGTTGCCGTGCTCAGGGGTATGCTTGCTTACCCTGAACAATGCCTGTCCACCTATGGAGAAAGCTCGGAGGTCTCCGTCACGGATTTGCTTCTGCACCTCCCTCGCTTTCTGTATGTCGCTGCGTATCTTGCATACGACGAAGAGGCCGTGGTCATCCACTTCGGATTTCCACATTCGGCCTTGTGAATCAGTGTGGTCAGCGACAACCTCGCCAACCTGAATACCGCTGTGAGCCAGTTGAACATTTCTGAACGCTCTGTTGTCCATGAAACTCTCGAATGCTTTCTTCAATGCATCAGAAGGTATTCGATCTCCCTGCTTGTCCACCATGTCCACACTTGCATATCCTGCGATGAAAAGCTCCCCATTGCTCTCCGACTTCATAATGAAATCAGAACCCACCGCACTCCAGTTAAGAGCGGGTTGTAATGCAGCTCCTGCGGACACCATTAACCGACCATCGGGTTTCAATCGTATATGAATAGTAGGATGTCAATCCTGACAACCTTATCAGCTTATTGAATCGTTACGAACGGTAGGCTGCGGGGCTGTTTGCGATTTTTTTTCCTTTTTTGGAATACGCATAATCGCCTCACCCTCTACAATCTCAATCTCCGGCTTCTCAACGTCCTCAGACATGACGTTTAACTGAGCTATCTCCTCTTTTTCACGATCATCATCCCTTCCTTGCTTGGGGTCTCCGAACGTAGTATTCTCCTCTTCCATAATTTCTGTAGGGCCCATGGGTGCTGTGATGTCTGCTTGCATACCCGACCAAGCCCCGCCATCTGCCGAAGCTGCATTCATTCTTGGATACTTGAACTTCTCAATAGCAGCTGGACTGTCCACTATATCATCATCTATAGCTTCGTTCAAAGTCCAAAGACCGTTCTCTGTTTGCTCTATACCATATTCAGCACCAAACTTGAGGAGATGAGAATGAGTAAGCCCCTTCACTGCTTCCTGTAGATTTTCAGTAGAATGAGGCTTATTCGACTTCTCGATGAATGTCACA